TGTCGCTGCCATGACTTGCCCAATCGTGCATTGGCTTGTCAAAAAAGACATTACGCTTTTCATCATAATCGCGCCTATAGTTCCTAAGACAGTCTAGCCCTTGCTTTACCTGTGGCATATTGAACCAACATCTCGGTAGGAGTCTACGGACTGCCTGAATACCATCATCTACAGAAAGTCTTGGCAGAACCCGAACATCTAGTCCAGCTTCTCTCAACACTTCCAATCTGCTCTTGCCTGTGCCTAGTTCTCTTACTTCTACATCGTGTGGTAGGAGTTGTTCTGCTTTCTCCCACTTATTGTCTTTTAGCCAGTTAACATACCAATCAAGTCCTTGACCATGATTTTCTACATAGTCTAGGAGTCTTACTTCTTGTCCTGTTGCTTGTGCCACCCACAACGCTGTGCTATCACCCATACCCAAATCCCAAGCCACATAAGTTCTACAGAGATCATCTCTCGTAATGTCGCAAAGTCTACCTTTTTCTTCGAGGTCGTTGATGAGTTTTCCATAGTAACTCCCCTCTACTGCTGCATTAAAACTACACTCAAACTCTTGATTGTACTTATCGTCTCCCATTTCTTTTCTGGCAGACCATAACTCTTGTTCATCTAGCAGCTTTGTTTCGCTTGCCTTAAACTGTAATGCACTCCATCCTTCTTCTTTGCCTGCTCTGTCGAACAAGTCTTTGAAGTGGTTGTTTCCCTTGGGTGTGCCGATAAACAAGCACGACCCTTTTCTGTCTGCAAGAGCCGGTCTAATGATCTCGTTCCAAATCTTAGGATTCTGATCGCCAATTTCGTCTAGCACTACAGAGTCGAAATATTGTCCGCGCAAAGAGTCTGGGTTATCCGAGCCATAAAGCTGGATTCTCCTTCCGTAAAAATCTACTCTTAATTCCGCAATATTGGCTGTTGCATCCAATGGTCTACAGAAGTTTGTAAGGTAATCCCAAGCTACTCTCTTTGCCTGGCTATATGTCGGCGCGATATACGCATACCTAGGGTTAGGCTTATCGTTCTCCATCGCTGCTTTAATCAGCGCGTTTAGAGCCTGTACTGTCTTACCCATGCGCCTGTGTGCCACTACCACTACGAAACGATTATTCTCCATCGCCTCATGGATCTGTAACTGAGGTTCTCTTGGCTTGTAAGGGATAACGACTCGTTTTACCTCATCGTCTGCGTACTCTACTTCTCCCAAGCTACCACCATCTTAAAGATGCCACCTTCTGCATTGCTTAGTTCGGTAGTGTTAACAGGCTTACCATCTATCCTGTCCATGACTTCCTTGATTGCCCAAGGCTCTCCGGCTTCTGCTGACTTGACTAACTTCTCGGTAATGTTCCTGAGTTTCTTTCGATCCTCTTGTACTAGGGCTACTCTTAGTGCATCGTAAAAGAGTTTTCCCTTCTTACCATTCTGGTTGCCTGTAGGTGCGCCACCTTTATTAGTTGGCTCAACTTGTAGATTATTGTTTTCTGTAGAGTTTTCCATTCCATTCCCTAAGGGTTGATGGTTGATGATGTTGCTATTCTACAACAGATTTGTGATATACAAATGTAGAACTTTCTGATATTCTACAAACTCACTTAAAAGGAGAATCAAATGAGTAAATATTATGGTTGGTCTAATTATGAAACTTGGAACGCTAATCTTTGGATTGACAATGATTGGCGGTTATCCGAAACAATTGCACTTCATACTTCTGATTTGTTTGGCAGCTACGATGACCCAGACGATATTACTTGTCATGTTGCTGACTACATTAAAAACTTATTTCTTGATGTTGCACCAGATATAGAATCTGGCTTTTATGCCGACATCATCAACTCAGCAATCAGAACTGTAAACTGGCATGAAATTGCCAAGCACTATGTAGATTCTGAACTATCTGCTATCGAATTGCAGTCGGATTAAACAATATGGCTTTAGTAGGGTCTAATAGCCCTCTGTAGCCATATTCTCTTGTTAATCTTTCTAGGTCTGTCAAACTCTGTTGCGGATCTAATAAACCCTTGTTGTATGGCGATAAAAAACTTGTAGTATTTCTTGTTGCTGCTAAAAGTCCTAATTGCTCTGGATCTTTTGTAATATCGTATAGTCCAGGTACTTGAATCTGATACGGATAGCGACCCAATCCTGGCTCTGGTGTTACTTGTTCTGTTGCGCCTCTATAAGCATATGATCTGCCAGTTACAGGGTTTATGGTTTCAGCTAACCTTCTTGCTTCTTGTCCTTTGATGCCAGACCCATATTTTGTAGGATCTAGCACATCTAAATCAGGCTTGTTGCTAAAGTGTGTAAGAGTTTCTTCTACACCAAATTTAGGTTCTACAGCGTTTATTAAATAATCTGGCATACCACCGGCAAACTGTGGTTTTGTATATTCTGCTGGCAATAGGACTGCTGCTTGTTTAGCATATCCCCACATATCGCCTTTTTTCTTTAGCTCATCGGCTAAGAATTTAATGGAGTCTGCATCGCCTCTTGCTTTTGCTTCCTGTTGCAGCTTTCTTAAATCCTCCATCTGAGAATAAAGCTCTGCATTAACAGGGGTATAGTTTACAAAGGAGTTTTGACCTCTTGTTTCAGATGTCATGGCAATTTTTGCCAATGGACTATACATCTGCTCATGGGATGCCCAGGCTATTTCTTCGCCTTTAGCTCCGAATGGATTACCTCGTACTGCATGACCAAAATAATCGTGTACAGCCCTAAACTGCTCGTTGCTATTTAGTCCTGTAGTTTTGTCTACTTTATTTAAAAATTCATGCTTATCACCACCTCTAAATACTGTGAGATGGTTGTGTCCAATGATGTCTCTTAACATTTCTTGAGAATCATTGTAATTTAGATTCCCTTCATGGAATGACATCTTGACAGGCAAAGACTTGAATTGCTCTTGTGTTTCTTTTTCTAACTGCTTATATGATGCTTCTACAAGGTCATCATAATTGTTAATGCCTAATTGTTTAATAATAGGCGCATATTCTGGATCAGCAAGATAACTCTGAAATACTTGATCTTTAGGATAATTCTGAGGCATTTCTGCTGCAATTTGATATGTTCTACCAATACCAGACTGTTTTGCTAGGCTACTTGCAGGAATATCAATTAAAGGATTGTATGCCCTACCTTGTGTCTGGGTTATTGTTGATGCTAATTGAAAAGCTCTGTTTGTCTCTGGATTTGTTAAGAGAGATTGAACTTGCCTGTTCGCCTCTTGTTCGTCAATGCCATATACAGACTGTCCGACTCCTCTAGTGGAGATAGCTGTTCCAGGATATATCCCTTCTGCCGGAACTGTTCCAAAAGTTTGCTGTGAGATTCCCTGAGATCCTGTAGGCTCGACTTCGAGGATTCCACCTGATTCTTTGGTTGTGAAGGCTGGCTTTTCATTTAATATTCCTGTTGGTGCTTCTACAGATTGTCCAAATTTTGTTAATACTGGAGGTTTTGCCAATGTTGTAAAAGTCTTTGCGACTCCAGCAGGAGTAACGGCAGACGATAACAACTCAGTAGTCTGACCAAGCAGATTCTGAGATGGTTGTGGCAAAAACCCTCTAGCAGTAAGGTAATCTGTAGATCCTACTACATTATTAGGATCTAGTAAACCAGATAAAGTAAATGGCAATGCTGCTAAATCTACAAATCCAGTAACTGCTTGTGGAACACCTCTTGCTACAGACCTGCCTAAATCCAACAAGGGATTTACAGACCTTTCTGTGGGAACAAACTGTGTTCCTAGTTCCAGGTCTAACAGGCTTGCCATATCTATCCTTTATTTATTACCACTTAACTTTGTCAGCCCAAAACGCTGCACTCATTTTGCCCTTGGCTATGTTCTTAGCGTGTCTTGCCTTAAATGACTTTCTTCTTGCCTTGTCTGCTTGCGACTCACCTTCTCTTGGTGGGCTACCTGTCATTCCTTGCTGACCAAAACGGATGGTCTTTACCTTATCGCCTTCTTTTGCTACGACTACATGGCTTTTAGTAGGGTGGTTTGGTGTTCTTTTGGGTTTATTAAATCCCGCTACACCGATTCTTTCTAATACTCCAGCAGCCTCTCGGATTTTCACTTCTTGACTCGCATAGACTTACCGGCTTCTGACATAGCAATAGCGATGGCTTGCTTGGGATTCTTAACAACTTTACCGCCCTTGCCAGAATGTAGCTTTCCTTCTTTGTACTCGCCCATTACTTTACCGATTTTCTTTTGTGCCTTGTTCATAGAGATCCTCTAGGTTATATTTGCACCATAACAAAGGTGCTTCTTCTCCATCTGCCATGCCTCTTGCGATATGTTGTTCTATAGAAACAACTGTAGCACCTAGTGTACTAAGTCCATCTACCATATCAGGGTAAACCCTATGCTTAAATCGTTCTGCGTTTGCCTTGCTTGCCTCGGACTCTCCGTTGGCATCGTAGCCGTTAGAATCGTGATCTAGGGCGATAAAAGTACCATCTTTGTACCCTAGGGGTATCCCGACTGATTCGAGCCTTTTAGCAAGGTCTGTGTCCTCGTAGCCCCATCCCCAATAAGTATTGGAGTATCCGTTACAGGCTTCAAAATGCCACTTACGCATGACTGCAACTGCTGCTAATCCGTAGCGTTGCGCGATTACTGCTCTGTCTGTACCATGTCCTACTGGTCGTTTATCCAGTCCATACCAGACTATTCTGCTTGGTAGGCTAGGTTCGCTGTAGTCTGCCCACATTGGCATATAGTCTACATCGTTAAAACACACATAATCGATCATGCCTGCACAAGCTGCGTAAGCATGATTGAGTATTGCGCCTTTGTTGAAAGGTAGATCATCGTCTTGTTCGGCTAGAACAAACAATGGTTCTATGTCGGTATTTCTACGAAAAAATGAGACTGTATGAGGGAGCATCTTGGTTAGATGCGCCTCTCTGTCTCTATATGGGATTATTATCCCTAATCTCAAGATTTCTTTTTGTAAGGTTTAGCAGTTTTAGCTGCTTGTTTAAAGTCTGCTGCGGAAGGTGCTGCTTTGCTACCAGGCTTATTCATCTTCTCGCCTGATCCTTCTTTTATCCGTTTTCTCTTTGCTGCGATATTACTGTAGAGACCCTGTTTCATTCTTCCTCCTCGTATTCTTCTTCCTCACCGACAGCTTCCCAAGCCTGACAGCCATTCTCATCGGCACATACAAAGTCGAATATAGCACAATGACCCATGCCTTTACCAACTCCGCACTTGGTCATTTCTTCGCCTTGCATATAGTATTCGCAGGCTTTACATTTACCTTCGCCATCCTTACGCGCACCATAGTTGGCGGTCAAGATAGCCTTTTTCTTGTTGCCTTTGTTAATATCGGCATCAACTGTCGAGAGTGGGCAAGACTCGGTATCGGACTCTAATAGACCGCCCTCGGACTTCTCAGCCATCTTAGGCTCTTTGCCTAACAGACCGATCATTATTGACATACCTTTTTCTTTCATATCGCACCCAAAAAAAAGCCCTATTGCTAGGGCTATAAAGAAGAATCACTAAATTCTGGGTGCAATGACCCAAGCAAATTATAAAACATTTTTAGGCTTTCTACAATGAAAACAAATAAATCGTTCATTAATCCCATTGTTGTAGATTTCGAAAATCCCATTCTCGGTTGTCTTTCTCTCCTGACACCTTGAGCATATCCGCATAGTCCTTAGATTTGGTTTTCTTGTCGAGTTGGTCTTGGAGTCGCTTTTTAGCATTGTGTAGGTCTGTTTCGAATCGCTTTGTAGATATTCTAAGGTGATGGGCTAGTTGATTCTGACTAGCGTATGGGTGGCTTATATAACGAGCCTTTAGCATCTTTCTGAGTTCTAAGGGTAAACCCTTAACTGCTTGTTCGATTAACTCTCCATCTTGGTTGTCGGGTTCGTAGTGTGGTTCTTCGGGTGCGTAAAGGTTGCCAAGTTCGGGAATGTAGTTCTTTTCAAATGATCGACAAGTAGAGTCTGGCTGTGGAATAACTGATCCAGAGACATACCAAGCCCAGTTTCGTAAGCGGTCATCTAATGTCATTCACATTCCTGTGTTTAATGAATTGTATAATTGTATACAAATTTTCTGTATTATTTCAATATGTTAACTACTTTGGGATATTTATGGCTAAAGCCTCCTGCACAGATGAAGAATTTATAGCCTTTTGGAAAGAACATCAATCCCCCGAAAAAGTTAGTCAAGCTATCGGTATTAGTGTACGCAATACCTTAAAAAGACGTAGATCGATAGAGCATCAATATGACATTATTTTAGATGCTTTGACTCCAAGTGGGATGCCTAAGATTTATATTCCTGATGAGCAAACACAAGCTAATATCACAATTGACAATGGTGTAATCTTAGTCGGATCGGATTGCCACTATAACCCAGAGTACACTACGACAGCCCATCGAGGATTTGTTCAGTTTGTAAAGTATCTGAAACCAAAGATTGTGATTCTCAATGGGGATATAGCTGACTTTGCTAGTATCTCAGCACATCATCGCATTGGTTGGCAGAAAACTCCTACAGTCAAAGAAGAACTAGACGAGATACAAGAAAGACTTGGGGATATTGAAAAAGTAAAACCAGCAGGTTGTAAGTTAATGATTACGATTGGTAACCATGACTTACGATTCTCAGGCAAGCTGTCTAACATCCTACCTCAGTACGAGGGCATTAAGGGTTTTGATATTGCAGATCACACTCCGCATTGGAAGTGGTACTGGTCAATCATGGTTAATCAGACCTGTATGATTAAACACAGATGGCATAACGGCATCCATGCGGTCTACAACAATACAATGAAATCGGGTACGAGTTTTGTTTCTGGTCATCTACATTCTCTCAAGATAACACCTTGGACAGACTACACCGGCACACGATATGGTGTAGATACAGGAACTATGGCTTGTATTAAAGATAACCAGTTTGCCTACACAGAAAATAATCCTGTTAACTGGCGGGCTGGTTTTGCAGTATTGACCTTTATCAATGGCAAACTCATGCCTCCTGAACTTGCAGAAGTTATTAATGAGGATGAGGGTTTAATTTACTTTCGGGGTCAGTTGTTAAAAGTATGAAATTAACCTCCACTATCCTAAAGAATATCTACAATATGCTTGTGGTGTGTGAGCCTTTTGATAAATGGGATATGCCTCTTGCAGAGCAGATAAAGTTTATTGTGGATTACGACCCAGACACAATGGGAACTTACTTGTACGATGATGGTGCAGACAAGTATGAACACATCATTACAATATCAGCAGCTAGAAATGGCTTTATAGAGACCTGTATCCGTACAATGGCGCATGAAGCCATCCACGCTAGTAGGTGGAACACTTCTACTTGTGCTTGGACAAAGCACGATAAGACTTTTAGATACAGAGCTAAGTTAGTAGCAGAGTCTTTAGGGTTTGATCCCTTAGAGCTTTGAATTAACTACAACAAGTCCTCGTTCAAAAAGTTCACCAATGGTTGCTCGGTGCGCCTGTTCCCACATCTCAATCCTTGCGACTTTTGTAAGTGTGCTAGATGTATCGGCTTCCGCATGGCAGCGAAAACAGAGGCTTGCAATGCGAAAATCGGATGCCTTAAGTCCACGACCTTTGCCATCTCGTAACTGGTTGGAATGTGCAGCCACGACAGTTCCATCTTCTATCCCACAATGTTGACATGGTAATAGTCTAGCAATTTCTAGGAGTTTTTTGTTTCTATACATTTTCTTAGGTATTCGTTTTCTTCTCTTGTTTTCTTTAGCAACTGAGATAAATGGTGTGCTGTCTTTAACATCTCGTTATACCTATTTAGGTATAAATTGTAATTTGTAGAGTCCACTATTTTGTACCAATCTTTATAGAAATGTAAACAATAAGAAACACAATCAATGCCCAGATGTAGACAAAATCGCTATCGAGCATGATTATCTACAGACCGATTGGTAGCCTCTAAACTGCGCCATATCTCGACTTTGAGTTGTGCAGCAGTCAGCATCCATTTGATTTTTTCCTCGCACTCCACAGCCTCTTTTAAGCCCTCTAGTAGCCCTATATACTCTGGGTCAGCATAGGCATCTACTTCTGCTGCTGCGACAGACTTAGCAGATGACTTAGACATAAGGATACTTCGCTTAGACTTTAGGAAGTTCTCTAGGTAGATTCTGTTTGCCTTGGCTTTAGCAAAGTCTCCCGAATACTTCATTATGTACTCTACTGCTTTTGTTGGATCTATATCCATTTGTCTTTTTCCCCTTTGTTTCCTTTTTGCCATTGGTCTGCAACCATATTTAGTATTTTGCTATCAATTTTATTTTCTGATAGATATTTTCTAAACTTTTGCAAACCCCAATTTTCTCTCCAAATCAATAACTGTCTTACAGCACATCGAACTTTGTATTCATCCGAATAAGAGTGCTTGTGTTTCGACTCTACTTCCTGAGTCATATTTTTTACTATCTCCTTTAGGGTAAGGTTCGATATTATATTTAAGTAAACTTTTTAGCAATTTCTTTTGTTGCTTTGTGCCATGAAAATATATGTACCTATGTTTTCTACTTCTTTCTGCGTAATAAAAATCATCACCATATTTTTCTTTAATGCTTTCTAATGTCATGCCATCTGACAATGTTTTGCTGTGTTTATGTTCTAAACCTTTAACAGTCCAATCAACTCTGTTTGCAGACAAACCAGTATATAAAAAGTTCGTAGCTTGGTACACATATCCAACATGACCTTGACCAGTATCAGCGTAAGAAACTACTATAGTTGGCTTTGGTAGAAGTTTTATAGAATTAGATACAAGAAAACTAGATTGATTTTTAGTGTTATCTTGCAAGCAAAGGCGATTTAATTCTAAAACCTTGTCAGACCATTCTTTTCCACAAATTCCCATACATAATGAGGGGCTTGCTGGTATTCCATAAGTAACTACACCAACAAGATGCTCGTCATCATATAAACCAAAAGCATACATAATCTGTGGTATTCGCTTTGCATAATGCTTTTGCAGTAACCAAGAATAAGTCTCATCATTCTTAATAGGCAAAACCTTCACGATCCTACACCTACCGACCCAATCTTAGCCGACAGCCTAGCCCTAAACTGAGCAAAAGATTCTCCTGCATATGGGTTTAATCCTAACTCTCTGCCTTTAGCTAAAGTAAGTTCATCGCTTGCATACCAAGGTAAAGGTGGTCTTTTGTTTTGCTTTTCTTCAATAACAATTTCGTCAAAAAAGCGTTGATTGTTTAGCCAGGTACTTGCATGAGGTATGTAATCTAGCTCTGTGCCTTTAACTGTCCAATACTTACGATGCTCTACTATTGCCTCTAGTGCCTTTTGTTTGTGATCGTCTGGCATCTTTTGCCACGATCTTTGCGCTGTTAGCTTTCCTACTTTTCTTGGGTACTGCGCCCAAAACATATTGAACTCCATCCCTTTTCCCTTTCATGTTTTCTATTGCCTTTACCAACATACTTTCTAAACCATGCTGCAACAACAACTTATGACCTTCCTTATCATACTCTACCTCTACATTCGCAGAGCCATCTATGTTTTCGCTAATTATCTTGACTTGTATCTTCATCCATCCACACCTTTATGTTTTTGTTAAAGTCTGCTTTCATAAGAACTGGCTTATTTAAGCAATCTAACATACGAAATAAATTCTGCTTTACTTCTTCTAAGTCCTCTCCCATTACACCGACACCTCTAGCTGTGTATAGATAAGGCTCATGGTTCTTATCGTAAAAGACCTCGCATACCTCGACCCAAGGATTTCCATCGTTCTCGTCTGAAAAGTCAACCACTCTATGATTCCAATGCATTATTTACTCGCCAAGATGTAAAGACCCACATTACTAAACGCATATCCTGTATATACAACTGCCATAGGCACATTCCCTTTTAGGGCTTGTTCGCACCCAATATAGGCATAGATCAAGCCGGTAACAATAATAAGCCAAGCACTCACTTTTTTTTTCTTAGCTCTATGTGCTTTTGTAAAATATACCAAAACTTTGATTTGATAATCATTTTTTCCCCTTTGTGCATGAAACTTTAATAATCTTATACGAGTTCTACAAATAAGTCCTAAGTATTTTCCCTAATAAAGTGAAAGCACCCACAAGCATAAGGTAGGTCTAACTCTTGTATAAGACTAACACTTGGCTTTTCTCCATTGTTCGGAATAAGGTAAAACTCTTGGCACTTGAACTCTGGGAACAGAGATGCGATATAAACAGGGCTATAGATCCTATGGGCGTTAAATTCCACACAGGGGATACCTACAGGCACGACAAAGAATAAATGCTTTCCTGCGCTTTTCTTGAGGTTTTGGATAGCTTTTAGATCGCCTGTATTGTCTAGCTGATCTCCGTATCTACCAAGACCAATATGTTCTACAACATGGCAACAAGAAAGAGACTCTACAGGGTCTAGGTTTTCTACACTAATGTCTATTCTGCCTACTAACAAATTTGGTACTTGTAGGTTTGGTTTGCGATAGTCAAAGAACTTAGTAGGAATGGTGGCAGCTAAGGTAGTGCAAAGGTGTAGAGATGAGCTGATGTCGTAATGGATCTTGGGGTTTACTTCGTTTATCTTTCTAACTGCCCAGGCAACATGATAAACATAGTGTTCATCAAACCCATGTCCGTTATCGTCTCCTAGACAGGGAAAGGCATTACAAGGAAAACGATCCTCTTTCTCTAGGAATTGTAGAGCTTGTTTTCTGTATGTTTGTTCATCCATAATGATCCATATTTAATACATTAACTACCTTTAAGTAATGTTTATATAACAATATACAACTTGTAGGTAAATATTTAAATAACTATACATCTTGTGTATATTTTATATATATCAATCCTAACTTGTATAAAAAAGTAGCTTTTGTATATATTTAGACAATACTCTACTTTAGGTGATATGCCTTATCAACCTGATCCATCTGTTACCAGACTAATCCTTCCTAAGATAATGTTCAATCATTTGTAGACTTATATATCACCCTTGATCTACAAATTTGTGCAGTACCCATTTAAGTCTGCGAGGCTTGCCATCCTAGTAGTGAGCCTATCTTTTCTTCCACGCTGCCGATATAAGCACTATGTTTCGCCTGGAGTGCGAGCAGAAATAGAAAAACCCCATAAGGTAGCTCTAAGTTGATACCACTTAACAAAAGAATCCACGACTTTTGCTAAATGCTCAAAGCTACCCTATAGGGTCTTGTGGATTACTACAAACAGGTATCAATCTGCTAATGTAATTATAAATCAAAACTCAAATTCTTTAAAGTCGTACCTCCCATTAGGTTTCTTAAACCAGCCAATTACTATAATTCTCCACTTAGACCTAATAAGCTCAGGGAGATATTCGCTTTCTTGGATCTTTTTAATTCTGGATGACATATTACTTTTGGATGTCATTTGTATGCCTAAAGACTCTCCGTTTCCAATAGCCACCATGTCGAGTATGCCAAACATATCTTTTTTTCGTTTTGTAAAAGAGTTGTAGGATTCGACCACTTCGCATTTATACCCCTGAGACTCGTATAGAGCCTTTGTACGCTGATTGTAGTTAGGCAAGGTCTTCTTCTGTTATCTTGCCAAACGAGGCTTCTATGATGGCTTCGTGGTGTTTCTTGGGGATAGAGTTCCGCATAGACCAGGCATAGACAGTTACATACTTCATGCCAAGATGGTGCGCGATGTCCTTATATGTGCCAAAGACCTCTAATAATTTATCAAAGTGTTGTTTTTTTGCAACAGTATTCATGTTATCTCCTTTTGTAGAACATTGATTCTACACCCAAAATAGGTAAATGTAGATATTAGGGTATATCCCTAGTAAATATTCTACATTTATTCTACATTTATGATATTCTACA